AGGGCGGTGAGATCGGACCATGCTGCCGGGCGATCCGGGCCCCCTTCAATGACAATGTGGTCGACAAGCCAGCTTTCGAGGCCTCTCCCCCAGCCCCAGACGTCGATTTCGATGCGATCCTTCTGGACGTCCGCTCCTGCGGTGAGAAACAACCCCTTTTCTGGCACTGTGCCTGCCGTCCAGCGCTCCCGGCGGTCATAAAGCCGCTGCCAGTCGGGTGCCTCACCGGATTCCATCCAGGTCTCGCCCAGCAATACGTTCTTTGCGGTCTTCAGAGCGGCATCATTCGCCTGGGCATCTTCCCAGCTCCGCGCAATCCCGGCCCAGCTCGTCCATCCGACCGGCGAATAGAGGGCGGAGAGGTGATATCCGCGGGTGCGCGGGTCATTTCCGTCGGCGGTTGCCCTCCATTCTCCTTCAGCCAGCATCTCGGTCTTGGCGGACTCGAAGATCTGCCTCTCACAACCCTCACACAGGTAGTGCGCGGTCTGAGGTTTGCCCTTCTCCCACCTCAGTCGCTCGAACTGCAGCCACTGCATCTCCCCACAATGGGGACATGGCACGAAGAAGCGCCGCTGATCGGAGGCCTCATACTCACGCTCGATGCGTGACAGGCCCTTGATGGTCGGCGTCGACACCAGAAACAGCTTCTTGCGGTGCCCGAAAGTTGCCGTACGGGCTTCGGCAAGAGCAATCGGGTCCCCTTCCCCATCGACATCCCCCGGATAGGCGTCAACCTCATCCAGAAACACATAGCGCGCCGGCATGGAGCGGAGCCCCGTGGCGCTGTTGGCGCCAGTGAGCACTAGCTGTCCGCCCGGAAAGCACTTCGCCAGCACCGTATTCCCTGAGTCTCTTGAGCGCGCGGGCGCCACGATCTTCCGGAGCGCCTCGCTGTCATCAATGAGCGGGTCGATACGCTGCTGCGAATTGCGCTTCGCCAATTCCACTGTCGGCTGGACCGCCAGGATGGGGCCTGGCGCCTGGTGGATGACGAAGCCGATAAAGTTGTTGCCGGCCTCCGTGGCCCCTGTCTGCGCCGCCTTCATGAAGACGATCCGCTCGACGGGGCTCGAGGGCGAGAGGTTTTCCATGATCTCGCGCATGTAGGGCGTGCGCGAGGTCCGGTACTTGCCGGCTTCTGCTGCCGCCCGGCCTGACAGGATCCGGTAATTGTCGGCCCACTCGGCGACCGTCATCAGCGGATCGGGCGTCAGGCCGTCGGTGAGGCTCCTCAGGAAGGCGGCGTTGCCCAGATAATCACTCGGCATCGCGTACCTGTGGAAAGTTCAAGGTTGGCGACGCCGACGTTGAATTTGAACAGACAGAAACCTCAATCCCCGGCTGGTCAGAGCAGTTTCGCGACCTTGGAAGACATCTTCCGGAAGGCCCGCTCGGCATGAGGCGAAAGCTCCACCAGCTTTGCCCGCCTGTCCTCTGGATGCGGTCTGGTCTGGATCCAGCCGGCCTTCTCCAGCCCGGCAAGCCGTACATAAACCGTCGGCGGCGTGCCGAAGCCGGGGCCGTGGACGATATCGGAGACGTTGAGCTGCCGCTGGTGAGCGGCGCAATCCCCGATGAAGTACAGAATGGCCCGGCTTGCCAGATCAATCTCGTGAAGCCCAGAACGAACCTCTATCTCACGCGTCGACCGCATGATCCTGAAGATCAGGTTGTTACTGACGCCATCACGCTTTGACATCACCACCTGGCGAGTTGGTTTCGGAATTGGGAACGCATGATTACAGTGCTATATTTCAAACGGTCAATGGCCGTTTTATTCAGGTCAGATATCATCGAGCCTTCACGGCTGATGAAGCCGAAGCTCGTCAGCCGCCGAAACCTGAAGCTGCTCACGCACCTGATCTGTCAGCAAGGCTTCGAGCTTATGGGGGTCAACCCCGAGCTCTGCTGCCATCAGCGCCGAAACGCGGGCCGGCCAGCCGAGCCATTGGTCTCGGAGCCGGCGGGCAAAGGAGAACCCTTGCTCAATGGCATAGTCGCGCTCGACCACTTCACCTTTCTCGCGGCGGAGCTTCTCGCGCAGCAACTGAACAGTCAGCACCTTCTCCGCCGTCTTGGCGTGGAGGTAGCTCATGCCGCCGATGACGGGAGCGCCCGCCTCCGACAGTGTGTCTTTGACCGCGCCGACTGCCGCTTCCGGCACCGGCTTTAAGGCGGGCGTGCCCCTGGCCTTGGACGGATCCGCATTCCGCACCCAAGCGTGGTCAGCCTTCATAGGATCAATCGTGCCGTCGGCTTCTGGCGTCAGCCGCCCACAGGCAATCGCCTTGCGGACGCTGGTGTGGCTGACGCCGCGGTGGGCGGCATAGGCTCGAATTGAGAGGCCCATATTAATTCTTCCAGACGAGAAGCTTTTTGGGTGTGAGCACTCCCGGCAGCGGAGGCATCAAAAAGCAATCTGATTGCTCACAATCAGCTGGATAGCGCCTGTACTCAGAGCAAATGTCCGTTCACTAAAAGGCAAATGAGGAGCCCGAAAGTGAGCACGAAACGCCAAAAACCAGCGACCACCCTTGAGGCGGAACTGCTGGAGATTGCCCACCGGCACATCGACCGGATCGAAACCCTCGAAACGCGCCGCTCGGACTCTCTCGACTTTCACGATATCGCAGTTTGGGAACTCAAGTCGGCTCTTGAAGCCGCTTACCGCGCCGGACAGGCGAGCGTTGCCAAGAAGATTGGCACCTGGACATGAAACGCCACAGGGACAATAGCGAGGCGCTCTCCGCTTTCATCGCGAAGAAGGTCGAGATCGACACGATGCTGGCGTGACTCGCGACTTTGAGCGCCGATCACTTCAACGCCGACCCCGACACCCTTCACTGGGGCCAAGTCGGCAACCTTGAATTCTACGCCAGCCAGCTTCGCCGCGTCACCGACTCAGCATTCCACGAAGGCGAACACGCCGAATAGGTACGTACCCCTGCCAACTCCTGCTTCCCCGCCTCAAGCGCGGGGCTCAGGGTCGTAGGAACCGGCATCCCGCCGCTCCATAGATCCAAGGAGCCACCCCATGACGAAACTCACCGACACCCAGACCGTCCTCCTCAGCGCCGCCTCACAGCGCACCGACCGCTTTGCCCTGCCGCTGCCCAAGAGCCTGAAGGGTGGCGCCGCCCACAGGGTAGTCAACGCTTTGATCAACAAGGGCCTCCTCAAGGAGGTCAAGGCCAACCTTAAGCTGGGCGATCCCGTGTGGCGTGAAACCGAGGAGGGCCGCGCCGTGACGCTGGTCATCACCGACGCTGGCTTTACCGCAGTCGGGATCGAGCCGGACGATACCAAGAAGCCCGCTCCAAAGACCGCCGCTGCCGAGGAACCAGCCGCATCGAAGGAACGCAAGCCTCGCGAAGGGACCAAGCAGGCACTTGTAATCGAAATGCTCCGTCGCCCCGGGGGTGCTACCCTTGCTGAAATTGTTGAGGCGACGCATTGGGCTTCACATACATGTCGCGGCTTCCTCGCAGGAGCGGTCAAGAAGAAACTCGATCTTGCAATCGCTTCCTGCAAGGACCAGAGCAGAGGCCGCGTATACAAGATCGAAGTGTGACCCGCTTGACGAATACTGTCCGGATATCTGCCAGCGACCTTCAGGAGCTTGCCGCATTGGGCATCCAGCCACTGGGCACCGGTGCGGTCAGGCAACCGGATGGGAACTGGCTGGTTCCGGTTGGTGACAGGGTACGCAAAATCTTTTCCCGGCATCAGCGATCGGGGGAAGCGGTTCAAGATACCATTGACCGCCTGATCCGTATCGCCGGGAACCGGAGCCTTGAGGCGGCAGAAGATCAAGCATTCATCGACGCCATTTCCGAGTTCAACCAGTGGCGAGAGGACTGAAGGACGCGCAGTCGGTTGAGTGAGGCGAATTTTCTGTCGCCGTCAGAATTTACACTTATTACATTGGTTTCGTTTATTTCGATTGAACCCTCACCCCGCTCCCATTATGTTGGGGCCAAAGTGGAGGACAATGCGATGGCTCAAGCAGCCCCGGTTGCCGATCTTACCCATCGGCTCCCAACCCCTGAAGAAATCCAGAGCGCCGCGGAAGCCGCAGTGGCGCTTGCGAATGCCAAGACCAGTAACGGCAGCCTTCTGATCGGCGGCTCCGATGGCCATGCTGTACGGATTGCCCCCGCCATCAGCGAACTGATCGTTGACCTCCTTGGTCATGTCGCGCGCGGCGACATGGTCACCCTGGTCCCGGTCGGCGCCATGCTGACCACTCAGCAAGCTGCCGACATGCTGAATGTGTCTCGCCCCCATCTGAGCAGTTTGCTCAAGAAGGGTGATATCCCCTTCATTCCGATCGGTACCCACAGGCGGATCAAGTTTGTGGACCTGGTTGCCTACAAGGACCGGCGCGATGCCGCCCGGAATGCAGCTCTTGAAGAACTGGCGAGACTCGGCCAGGAGTTCGACGCGCAGTGAAGCACATTGCGGACCGCTTCATTGTCCTGCTCGATGCCAATGTCCTGTTTCCTTTTCGGAAACGGGACATCCTCCTGCGGTTTTATCACGCCGGCCTGTACCGTGCGCGATGGAGCGGCCAGATACTGGATGAGTGGACGCGCAACTTGCTGTCCCTTCGCCCGGACTTGTCGGCCAGTATAAGCTCTCAGCTGGACGCCATGCACAGGGAATTTCCGGAAGCGCTCGTGACGGGTTACGAGAGATTGATTGAAGGGTTGGAACTTCCGGATCCGGATGACCGTCACGTTCTTGCTGCGGCAATCCTCAGCGGCGCGCAGCACATCATCACGGAAAACCTCGCCGACTTTCCCGCGGATGCCCTTGAGCCATTCGCCATCGAGGCGATTGACGCCGACGACTTCCTGTCACGCACCTACGATCTTTATCCAACCGAAGCGCTGCAAGTGTGCCGAGCCACCCGAGTGTACTACCGCAATCCCCCCTTTACCCCATCGGAGTTTGTTCTCGATCTCACTGCCAAGGGGTTACCAAAGCTTGCTTCTCGCCTGCGTCCAAACCGCGGGCTGCTATGATTCTCGCCGGGACCGGACAGTTTCGAACGCCCGTCGCAGGATGAACGATCTGACCAGGGATATAAGGGTGAAGATACCGCCGATGAGAACATTCTCACTCATCGTTGCGTGCAATCCGAAGAGCGGAAAGACGAAAATTTGCGTCAGTATGGCTAAGCAGTAACCTACTGCGATGTTGACGACTGCCTCCACGAAGGACATCCAGCGCGACTGCATCACATCCCCGCGAATTTGCTGCCGACTGTTTGACGAGCCTCAAGTTCCCGTTCACTCTTCGGTGGCAGTCTGATTTCGGCAGACGTCAGAACAGGGAGAGACCATGTCGACCCAAGCTCATCTCGACGCACTGAAGACCAAGCATGCCGCCTGCGAAGCGCAGCTTGCAGACGCCGCCACCCACGCCTCGGCCAGCGATCAGGAGATCGCCGAGATCAAGCACCGGAAGCTCCAGTTGAAGGATGAGATCACCACCCTCGAGGCCAAGCTTCGCTCAGCCAGCGCCTGACGGTTTCTTGGCGCGGGTCTCGCGCAGGTCATCGTAGGTCCGATCCTCACCATCCAGCACGGCAGTCTGGCCTGTAAGGTTCTGCCAGCGCTCGACGATGACGTCGACATACTTCGGATCCAGTTCCATCAGCCGGGCCGACCGGCCCGTTCGCTCGGCCGCGATGAGCGTCGTTCCCGAGCCGCCGAAGAGATCGAGGACGATGTCCCGGCTCTTGGAGGAGTTGGTAATCGCACGTTCAACCAGTTCAACCGGCTTCATGGTGGGATGGAGATCATTTACTCGTGGTTTGTCGATGAACCAGACGTCGCCCTGATCGCGGGCGCCGCACCAGTAATGCTGGCTGCCCTCCTTCCAGCCGTAGAGGATTGGCTCATACTGGCGCTGGTAGTCGGCACGGCCCAGGGTGAATGTGTTCTTGGCCCAGATGATGAAGGTCGACCACTTGCCGCCAGCGTCCTTGAACGCCCGCTGCAAGGTATCCAGCTCGGATGAGCTCATGCTCATGTAGCAGGCGCCCTTCGTGACCATGAGGAGGTTCACGCAGGTATCGTAGAGAAATTGGTAGAAGCCGTCGCCCAGGGCGTCGTTGAGGATGCGCCGATCCTTCCCGCCCCTCTTCGCAGCATTGGCATAATCGACGTTGTACGGACTGTCGCAAAACGCCATGTCCGCCAGCTGCCCATCCATTAGGCCTTCAACATCCGTCACCACGGTAGCATCACCGCAAAGCAGACGGTGCTCGCCGAGGATCCACAGGTCGCCGGGACGCGTGGTCGGAACCACAGGAACCTCGGGAAGATCCCCCTCCTCCGCCTCGGAAGCAGCATCCTCGGCATAGCCGGCGAGATACCGATCGAGGTCTTCGGAGAGGAACCCCAGCAGTTCGAGGTCAAACTTCTCGGTATCCAGTTCCTGAATGAGATTGGAGAGTGCCGCGTCGTCCCAGCCGGCGTTGAGCGCCAGTTGATTGTCGGCAATGACGAGCGCCTTGCGCTGGGCGTCCGAGAGATGCCCAAGCCGGATGACCGGCACCTGCTCAAGGCCCAACTTCGACGCTGCGGCAAGACGGCCGTGACCCGCGATGATCACACCGTCCGCATCGACGAGAATCGGATTGGTCCAGCCGAACTCCCGGATGCTGGCGGCGATCTGATCGACCTGGGTGTCAGAATGCGTGCGTGGGTTTCCGGCGAAAGCGGTCAGCGCGGACACATCCACGCGCTCGATGCCGTAGCTCTCGGGGATCATGGAAACCT